ATGAACAGCATTGGCGAACGCCTACGCATCGCACGCACTAAACGCGGCCTGACTCAGGAAGCCCTGGCTAGCCTAGTCCAGTCACCCCTGACTCAGGGCGCCATTGCGCATATAGAAAGCGGCCGCAGCGAATCCTCGCGCCATATCGTTTGGATCGCTGCCGCCCTTCGCGTCCGTGCCGAATGGCTAGTCACCGGACAGGGTGAGATGTTCGAAGATGAGTGGCCATGGCCGAAAATATCTAAGTCTGCCGTGTCGGAGCTACCTACACAGACTCTGGAAGACATCGGCGACTACATCGAAATGAAGCTGGCCAAACAAGCCAAAAACAGAGAAAAAAACCAGACAGAAGGCAGCTAGTCAGCCATTCAAACGACCTCCACCGACCCAGAGGTCTGCAAAAAGCCACAAACAATCAAAGCGCCACCCTGGCCACGGCAACGTCTCAGGGTGTCCCTAAATGATTCGCTTCGATTCATTCAAGCTAATTTTGTTCTAGTACCCATCGTCTATATGACTTATTGACATTAGATATGTATTGACTCTGCGAAATAGATGCGTAATGATTGCACCAAGCCTGCTCTTTAACAACGCAACACCGATAAACACCGCGCCCTGCCCGATTCCGGGCGGTGCGAGTGCGCGGCTACCCGAGTCGTCAGCATCATGCGGGGCGACAGGCACCTGGGTAGGAGCAAAACAGGTGAAAAATCATTACTCCTTTGGGCCGGTAGAGACCGGCGCAGGCCAGGGGAACTGATGACGATCCGTACCTACGGACGCCGGCACTGCCAAAGGCAGGCCACACTCGACGGATGGCGCGTAATCCATCGATGACAGCGGCAAAGACTGCAGTCCCCAGCATCCCGACGAACCGCGATAGCGGGTCAGCGTCGGGCCCTGCCAGGGATGATCAAAGCACCCGGCCCCCATCGCGGCATCTTGGCGGGCCGGCTTCAAAGGCGCCGGTAGCGCCTGCTTTGGCAAGCATCCTGTACCCATACCGACAGGGTGCTTCCCAAGGTCTAATGGAGGAGAAAATGAACGAACAGGCCCAGCCACAAACCTTTGGCTACCCGTCAGCCAGACACCAAACCCCACAGCCGTCCGACCAGGCACTTCTTTACCGAATTCATACGGCTGAAGCAAAGCTCGGCGTTTCCCGGTCAACTATTTATCGACTGGTCAACGAAGGCGAGCTGGTACTGATCAAGATTGGCAAACGATCCAGCGGCATCACGGCAGCCAGCCTGCACGCACTCATTGAGCGCAACAAGGCACTTGCCTGCTGACCGCGACACCCTAGGCGCGTTTCATCTGCAGGACCTTGGCGGATTCAGCCTGCTCATGCAGAAAGTCCGCCCACACTTGCATCACAACGCGCCGCTCGTCTTCAAACCGGGCCCGGTCGTAGGCAGCCTGAATCTCATCTGCCTTGGCATGAGCCAGTTGGGCCTCGAGCACGTCAATATCGATCTTCAGACGCTCACGGGCTACCGTGCGCAACATTGCCCTGAAGCCATGCGTGGCATGCTGCCCCTGAAATCCCATATCGCGAAGGGCTTTACTCAGCGCGTCCCGGTGCAGGTGCGGGTTGCCCCGCTTTCCCACGCCAGGAAAGACATACTCGCCACCGCCATACTGGCGCATCTCGGCCAACATTTCCACGGCCTGCCTCGGCAGGCTGACCACATGCTCGACACGGGTTTTCATCTTGTCGGCGGGGATACACCACTCAGCTCGCTCCAAATCCATTTCGGCCCAGCGAGCCGATGCCACTACACCCGGTCGGCAGGCCGTGTAGGCAGCCAGCAGTAGGCCTCCACGCACCACCCTGCCCTCATACGCCAAGATCGTCCGCATAAGCGGTCCAACGCCTTGTATTTTCGTGACAGCAGGGATATGGCCGCCCCGGTGCCGGGGCAAGGCCCGCTGTAGCCTCAGGACCTGGTCGTCGTCACGGATGCCACGCAGGATGCAGTAATCGATGACGCCGTTCAGGCATTGGCGGGCCTTTACAGCAATGGAAGGAGTTGTTGTCGCCAGACTGATCAGCACCGGCACCACGTCCTTGCTAGCGAGCGTTCGCATATCCGCATCACCTAGCAGTGGTTGCAATCGCTTCTGCACGATGAAAGTCGATTTGCTGTAGGTTGCAGGAGCCCAGCCTGGTTTGCGGTCTTCCAACCATGCATCAGACAAAACGGTAAATGAGTGCTTTCGAGCGTCCTCTGCGTCCAGACGCTGCTGCATCTCTGCCTGCGTCAGGGTTTCACGCTCAGTCTTTAGCCGATCGTACAACCCCTCGGGAGATTGACCCATACGAACCCGTTGATGCAACTGTGCTGCAGCTTGATGTGCCGCAGCGATGCCCATGTCGGGATAAGTGCCAATGACTTTTTTCCCACGCTGACCGTCAGACTGACGGTACCTGACACGCCACTGCTTGATCCCAGTAGGAAGCACAACCAAAAACAAGCCTTGGCCGGAAGCCAGTGTATATGCTGTTTTACGCGGCTTGGCCTTGCTGACCGCCAATTCCGATAGTTGCTGAGCAAGCTTTGGCATGGTTCTAGTCTTTAAGTGGGCATGATTTGGGTACCTCTATTCTAAGGTACCCAAGTGAGTACCCAAAAGCTCGGGATTTACCGAAACCCACTGAGACGCCCTGAACGCAAAAAACCCGCAGAACACTAGTGTTCATGCGGGTTTCGGGTACTTTATCAGTCGTTATGAAACGACCTGATTTTATGTCTTGGTGCCGACGGCGGGAAACGTACTACCGCATGGATAAACGGTTTACGCTAAAAACGGGGAGTAAATGGGGAGAAATCTGAAATGTTGGGTACGATCATGCCCGATTAGGGTATTCAGACCGCGTACACTTCCCTACCCTGTGTAACCTTCCCGCCCGCCGCTTTGCCGATCCTTGCGCGGATTTCCTCTACTGGCAGCAGGCGCCGGCCAATCTCGCCATAGGTCCGGCTGCGCTTAATCACGGTGATGCACTTGCGTGAACGGTAGCCGTTGTCGTGCGCCCACTTATCCGTTGTCGCCAGATGATTGAACGCCTCCACGACAATGCCCGGATGCTCTTTCAGCACCATCGCATGGTGGATATGCCCGATGTCGATATAGTGGAATTGCGTTTCGCCGTAATCCTTGCGAAAGTCTGTCGTCATGACGTTGGCTAAATCCTTGGGCCGGCACTTATCCGAATGATGCGTCATGACAAGCGTATTGCCCATCCGGTAGCCGATGAAGACGCTATCGTTATTCAGGACATGGACGCGCCCTGTATGCCCGTAGGCGACCTTGAGCAATTCAGCCATCCAAATGTCGTTACTGCGGCTATGGTTGCCTTGGTTCACGATCACATCAACGTGCTGCGCTTTCGTAAGCGCCTTATCAATAATGAACCGCATGGTACGGGAATAGACCTTGATCATCTTCGGATACCGGGTATCGAAGTCAAACGAATGGCCTGATTCACTTGTCGCTGTGAAGTCCTGATAGTGAGTGGCGTCACCGAGATCATTGATTACCAGACGTTCGCACTCCGGCAGTTCATCAACCAAAATCGAGATTGCCGCGCACAATTCCCGCTCGGCTATTTTCAGGTCGAAACTTTCATTGACCTCGGCAATGTGGGTCAGCAAGCCGATATGCGCGTCCCCGATTTGTATCCAAGGGATGATGTCGTTATCGGGCAGCTTCGGGCCTTCTGGCGCTGGCAAAGCGGGGCTGTCCTCAAAGAACGCCTCTTTCACCGCCTGCTGCATCGCCATTAACTGCTGCTGATCAACGTTCGTCTTGATCCAGTGCCCGCCCGGCGTGCCGTCTGGATTCCAGTACTGGCTGTAGCCCTTCATGGCGAACGGGGACGGGACGATATGCGTAAGATTATGCTCTGGCGAATAGCCCCGGAGCGCCGCCGCCTGCTTGAGCGCCACCATTCCCCTATCAACCGTCCTACGTGACACTCCAAGCGCCGCAGCCGCTTTCTGCTGGCTACCATGCTTCTCTATGGCGTCCAGATACTCGAGCTGGCGAGGCGTGGCGAAACTGCGAAGTTCGGGGTCTATTTGCATATCGCTGCCCGCCTGTTGTTGTGTGTCACGATCTGCCGACCCAGACTATCGGACACAGCATCAACGTCTTGGGCTTGCGGGCGAATGGTGAATGTCCAGTCGCACGACGTATCAACTATCGTCCCGCACCCAGCGGCGCAGCTCATCACGAATATCACTGTCAGCCATTTCAGCCAGCTTCGTATCTGCTTCATTGATCTTTCTCCGTGATTCTGATGCTGCTTTTTCCTGCTTGCGCTGGACCTCTGCGCGGCCTGCGGCTTTGCCCGACTGGCGAGCGGCGAACCAGCCAGCCAGGATTGCGAGCCCCGCAAGTAGATAGGGGCCGAGTTTGGCAATAAGTAGCTCGATCATGCGGCCCCCAAATGCAGCTTGGCCTTTTCCCATCGCCGCGTGCGATCCTCGAGGCCGGTGTATCCGCCGTTGATTCGCTTGGTGAGCGCCCGGAAGTCGCCAGAGTCGGCCAGTTCATTGCAGCCGTGATAGGCCCACCACCATGCGGCGGATCGGGCAGCCAGATACTTTTGCTCGAGCATTTGCGGCTTATCGACTACTTCGGCCCCGAGAATGTCTTGCAGGCGCTGGTAGTTGTCACGGCCAGTAATCTGTATCAGCCCTCGGCCACGGTAGCGCGAGCCGTCGCCCGGCTGAGTGTTGCCAAGATCGATACGGCCTTCGTACCGCTTTTGCGCCGCTGTCGGCCCCCATATCTCGACCGTATGCGTAAAGCTCACGGACTCATGCCCGATCTGCGCGAGGAAGGCCGCGATCCGGGTCATGCTGACAATGCCGTACTCGAGACAAGCGCCGCGAACGTGCCCGTACCATTCACTGGCGCGATGCTCGGGCAGGCCGGTAGCGAGGCGGAATTGCTCGAGCGTAATCCAGTCTTGCGCGGGCTCGATTTCGAGAATTGTCCTGTTAGGCTCAATATCCGGCCACTGGAACAGACTCAGCAATCGATGTAGCAGGACAGGTAGCCATTCGCTGATTTTCATGGCTCACTCCGCTTGATGGACTTTTGATGCACGACGCGGGCAAACATCGCGAGCACCCCCAGCGCGGTCCCGATGAGCGCTACGTACTTCGGGTCCATCGTGCCCTTTACGTCCTCGGGCATCATGCTCCAGACGTACAGGGCAGCGTCGGGAAACAGCAGAAGCCACGTAAAGAACGTGGTCGCAGCGCCCTGTAGCCATAGGCTCGAGAACTTCCACGACTCTTTTATCTCGGGTATCAACTTCATCGCATAACCTCCATCTTGAAAGCGGTCCACACTGCATAAGCCACCCAGCAAGCCGCGCCTATACCGCCCACCTTGGCCGCATGAGTCAGGCAGTCCCGGACCATCTTGTTTCGCAGTTCCCGCCACTCGATGACGGATTCGTGATAGCGCCTATGGCTGTCTGGGTCGCCGTCAGGGAACCCTCTGGAGATGCTCGTTACGTCCTGCTGTAACTTGCGTTGCGCCTCAAGAATCGAATTGATCTGCTGGTTCGATTTGTCGTCGCGCTCACGCAGCGCGGCAAGAATGGCTCGGGTATCGGCTGATAGATGCTGTTCTTGCATCGCGGTCCTTTGAGGCGTAAAAAAAGCCCGGCTAACCGGGCGTGTGGGCGTAAAAAAGCCGCTGGTTAGGCGGCTTGTGGGGGCTCTGGCTCGGGCCAGTGGATGGCGTCTAGGTCTTCGGGTGTTTTGGCCTCGTACACAAGGTCGCGCAACCGCTGGCGTGTGCCGACAAGCTGCTGGCTGGCAGCCATGAATAGCTGCGTCTGCTCGAGCGTCTTTTGCCGCATCTCTTCGGGCGCAATGCCACGAGCTGCGGCCAGACCATCGAGGTATGGAGTCGGGGCGTCACTGTCAGCGGCCCACGCGAAGGCTTCGGATTGCTGCACGCCCCAAGTTAGCCGTTCGGCCTCGGGGTAGCCGTCAGTCAAGGCTGCGGCCGCACTGGCAAAGTCCGCGTTGATCTGCGCTATTTTGGCCGCTTGCTTGCCTTCAAATGACGGCGCGAGCCATGCCCCGCTCTCTGACGCAGTATATTCAGGCCCTGGTCGCTCGCCCTGCATCGTTATCCACCCGTCAGGGCAGGTGCCGCCCACTTGCTGAAAAGACTGGCCCGGCTGTGCGTATACATTCATTAGAGCGCTCCTTTAACTTTCCAGACCTTGACCCGGCACGGTGCCACCGTCTGATTTGCTATGCCCCCAAAGGTGCCACCAGCGATGAACGATGTAGTAGCCAGACCGTCCTTGCCGGTTTGAACAACGATATTCCCATCCCCGTGAAGGCCGGCCATAACACCCCATGAGTTGCCGGCTCCGGACGAGTTCAGCGCCCAGCCAGTCACCCCCCACGCGCCCGCTACTTGTATCTCCGCGATGCAGATAACCGGGTGACCCGGGAAGGGATTTGCCGTCGAGGTATAGCGGCTATTGATTGCAATATTGGCCGGGCTGGATTCGCTGCCCCCGTTCGGGTATACGTAAACAAAATCTAGATCAGCATCTACGGCCATTTTGGTTAATAGAGGCCCCAGCGTCACCCACGCCGTATTGTCTGCGTTGCGCCGCTTGAGTAGAGCATTTGCGGTATCAGCCCATGTCATGTACGCGACAGGATTAGACGGCTCCGCGCCTGCATGATCCGTTCCTGCATCGAGCGATAACGACCCGATAACATCCCAAGCCGTATTCGCGGCATTGCGCTGCTTGCGCAGGCCGTTGCCGGTATCGTTCCAAATGAAGTATGGCCCGACCCCCGGCAACCCAGCAGGGTCTATATCGCCCGAAAGCCCGGATGCGATGGTCAGCAGCGCCGCATTCGTCTTCGTCACCAAATCCGCGCCTGGCAGCGGCGGCGTAGTCGGTAGCTGTATTGCTTCTTGTGTCATAGTTCCCTCACCACGATTGAGTGATCCAGTTGATGACGCCAGCCTTGGGCGTCGTTCCGTTAAAAATTTCCACGTTGAAGCCCGTCCGATCAGCGTTCGTGATCTTCGGCCAGTCGCCATTTACCGCGTCATAGAGCGTGACTTGCGGGCTCGCTGTGTCCGTGTGGAATTCCTTGCTGTACGTGACGCGCATACCGCTCGAAGGCACAGCGACATTCGTCCCTTGCTGCGCCAGGTCCGGCACGTCAATCGTCCAAAGGAATTTCGTGACGAACGGAATAATCAGCGGGTCGCTCGTCGCGATCAGCAATCGCACGTCGAAGTACCGGGCGTTGATCGTCCCGGGCACGTAGTTCTGCCATTCGGACCAAGCGCCCGCTTCCACCGCGCTACGAATTTGCGGCGTCACCGTCACCTTCTGAAGGTCCGAGCCGTTCAGAATGTCGGCAATGGCGAAGATGTCCGGAGAGCCTAGAATGTCCGCCGTGATGTTGCGGGCGTGTACGTCGATGTCGAAATCAACGAGGACGGGCGTGACAAAGCCTATGTCCGTCTGCTCGTCTTCGGCATTCGTGTAGATGCCGCTTGCAGCCGGCCCGCCTTGCCACAGAATGTCTTGCTCTGCGAATACATCGTCAACCTCAAGAATGTCGCCTTGTGGGGCAAGGGTCAGCATGCCTTCGTAGACATACGCCCCGCCCGACACTTCGCCGGTCCACCCCGGCGCTTCGTCCTGCTCTACGATGACGTTGCGTACCAAAGTCGCGCCCGAGATCAGCAGGCTATCGGCAGTGCCATACGTGACAAATCCGCGTGCCGAGAAGTGAGCCGCGACCCAATACAGGCCATTGCCCACTGCAAGCATCTCGTTGTCTTTGACGATGCCAACAAGGCGCCCGTTCTGCCACGATTCGCCTATCCGCACCTCATAGTCCGGGTTGCGTATGTCCTCGACGCGATCCCAATGCAGCACCGTCAAGCCATCGCGGAACACGTTCGTCAGGCCCGTAAGCGTCGGCAGCGGCAGCGTGAGGCCTTGCACCGTGTAGCTCTGCGCCTTTGGAGTACCCCTGCCCGTTGCTGATATGGGCGTGACCGTCACCGCAACAACATCGCGGGTATGCGCCTGGATGCTGACTTGCCGCTCGCTCGTCCTCGTTCCAGGCTGCGCTATGCCGTTGATCGATATGGCAACGTCTACCGGCATGGCCGAAGACAAGGACCAGCCAATCGTGACTTCCGTGATGTCGGCAGCGACGTTGACTATCGATTCACTGAATGTGATGGCGAATACAACACCACCGAGCAAGATGCCGTCGCGCGGAGGCGTGTAGATGTACGGGTTGTTTTCGCTCAGGTAGTACTCGGGGTCGTCGTCAATCGCCGAGAACTTCACGCCATCCTCTGACGGGTGAACTTCTGTGATCTTGAAGCGCCGTCCGGGAGTCGAGAGCGGGCCGAAGAAGAAGGCCCAATCGACAGCCGGAACATCTTCATAGCCGGGGTCGCCCGGAAGCGGAAAGCCCGTCATGTCAGACGTGATCGTGAGCGTATCCACATCCCCCACGGCGGAAGTCACCGACACAACCTTCATCTGATTCTCTGGCCCGCGAATCATGAGCGTCCCGGAACCATCAGACGGCACGTGCTTATCCAGCGTAATGACGTTCCCCGCGCGGCCATAAAGCCGGCCCGAGTAGTCCCATACCGTCAGGTCGTGGCTGATCTGCACCACGTCACCGCGCCCGGCTACCCAGCCCTCTATGTCCGTTTCCCATGAGACACGGCGGCGATGCCAGACTTGCGATGCAGCAAGTAAATTCGCTTCCCTGCCGGCAACAGCAGCGCTCGTGCAGCCCTCGAAGTCCAGTTGCAGCGGGTTATTGGTCGTTGTGGCGCCGGGAACCCTCACCCGCACCTCGTCCATCTGCCAGCCGCGATCCGGGTTGATGAAGTTGCCTACGATCTCGTCAGCAGTGCCATCGTTGATGTAGTCAACCTTGAAGGAGCCCGGCTTCATGTTGAAGGGGCCGAACATCGCAACGACCGGCAAATCTGCCGCATCCCACACGACACCGAGCTTGCCTGTCTGCCACGTAGGAGACGCACGGCCAGCGCGGGCGATGATGCCGAGCATTTCAGCCGTGCTGATCTTGCGGTCCAACACGTAGTCGAACGTCAGGCCTTTGGTGTCGCACCACGCGCCCCAAGCCTTGATGGCCTCGAAGTCGATCTGGCTGTCCGCCATCCCGCCGCCGTAAATACGATCGCCTTCCGGGCTTGTCTTGCCTCTTGCGAAAGACAGAAACCACCATGCCGGATTACGGGTATGCGCCCACACCCAGGCCGAGCCATTCCACACGGCGCAGTAGGCATAGGCCATTGCGTTGAATTCGTCTACGGCGCCGTTAAGCTGTGCAGTCGCTTTGATGCGAAGCGCCACCCGAGTCTGGCCGGTGTAGTCGGCAGTGTCGGGCTGATAACACAGAATTTGACCTACAGCGGTTTCGTTCGATTCGCGGCTGTTTTTTATGTCGCCTGTGATCTTCGCTATGCGGACTTCGTACTGGCCCTTGGCCACCGACCAGCCCACTGTTTGACGCGTCGGCTCTTGCCGGGCACCTGTCAGGCGAATGCCCGCGCTCGTGCTGTAGCCGATGAGCGGATCGGGCGCAATTCCCTGCCAGGGTTGCCCAAGGCGGAACGGGTGAGGCTTCCAGCGCCACGTACCCATGACGGCTGGAACCGTGTATTCACTGTCTCCTGCTCCATGAGTTCTGGCAGGCGTAATGACAACCTGCTCGCCTTCTGTATGCTCAGCGTAATTGGTCGAGCCATAGCTGACCTGAACCTGATTCGTTTGCGATCCGGAGTCGCCTGCTTCTGTCGTGACGTTCTTGGTGAGCGACCAGTAGTGCGTGGCGTAGATCGCGTCCGACAGCAGACCAATACTCGTCCATCCGCCGCCTGCGACGTTTCGGTATTCAATCTGAACGTCAACACTGCGGGCGTCCATGCCGCCATCGTCACGCACGTAGAAAAGCTGCGAGGCGAGCTCGACGCTGATGTACGTGGTGTCAATTGGGGTTGTGCGGGCGTTCCATCCCGAAGGCTGCGACAGCACAAAGCCTTGCAAGGTATCCACGTTGCCGGGGAACATCGAAAGCCTGCCGTTCGCATCCGACCCCTGAAGCTGCACACCCTGGTAGTTCGTGACAGGGGTATCGCCGATCTTGTAGGAGTCGAGCGTGATATTGCTCAGCCCGAAGTGAAACACCTGATTCAGGTACGCATCGTCGCCTACCTGCTCGGTGTAATACTTGGCGCCCAAATCCGGCACGACCTTATGTCGCCCGAATATGACGGTCATCGGCTCCCACAAGCGCATACGGTTGCGCCCGCCTGAGATGGCGTAGGTGGGGGAGGATTCGTATTTGGAGCCGGTTGTGAGTTGGGCGGCTGTTGGTTTTGGAGGCGGGATTAGTGCGTTGATGACGATGCTGCCACCGATCATGACGCCAGCAGACACCGCCGCGTATCCAAATGATCCGGCGGCGAACCCCATCTGGGTAGCAACCCACGGCGCGGCCACCACGAGCGCGATCATCGCCACCGTCTTGATTATCTTGCCAGCGCCGCCGCCCCCGCCAAGCACTCGGGCGCGGATAACTACTTGATCCCCCTGCTTGGGAATCAACGTCTTCCACAGAGTGTCAGGGCAGCGCACGCCGTTATGCCAGACGGTGACAGGGCCAGCAGGCACGAACACGCCTGTGCGGGCGATATACCGCCCTAACGTTTCGCCCGGCAGGAAGGCCGAAGCCTCGATAACACGTCCGTCGCCTGTCAGCGCGTGCGGGTGTACAACGAGAGAAGGCCTGCCGATCATTTCCATTCGTACACGCCTTCCAATTTCCAGTGCAGGCGCGTCATATCGCGCAGGCGCTGGCGGACAACAAAGCCGGCTGAAGAGTCGGCATGCAGGACGTACCACTCCCCCGCGATCCAACACATGACGCCGATATGGCAAAGGCGCCCACGGCCTATGAACAAGGCCGGGCAGCCATCCTTTGGCGCGTCAATCTTCGTGGCATAGCTATCCTGCAATTCGAGGATTTGCTTGGCCTGTTCGCGGTAGGTAGTGGCATGGCTAGTTGGCAACCCAACGACCTTGCCAAATACCTCACGCGCCACACGCTCAGCCAGTGCCGCGCAATCGCCCGTTTCAGCGACGTAAGGCAGGCCGACGTATTTGTCCGAAAAATGACTCATTCCGAGCGCCCATAAAAAAGGCCCACCGTTTAGGTGAGCCAATAAAAAACCGCCCGGAGGCGGTTAATTGGTTGTTTTCAGCCCTTTAGCGGGCGCAACAGCACTGCAAATTAGTCGCTAAAGCAGTTGCTGCTGTTTGCCACTGCGTAAGCCCCGCAGCGCCACATCATCTTGCCGTTCTGGAACGTCGCCTTCTCTGCGGCCATCTGCGCAGCAGTCATAGGAAGGCGTGTCGCCGCAGCGGTTCCAGTTTTCCAAAAATGAACCATGCACGCCCGCTTGCCAGCGCAGAAATTGCGGGCCGCCGATTCGACATACTTGGAGTCAGAAATCCACGGTTCCGAGAGAGTGAAAAAATACTGCGTTCCTTGGGCTCCGATCATCTTCAAATCGGTTTGCGCTGCGGAAGCTGTCGCCACTACGAGGCATGCGGCAATACAAGACAGTAAGCATTTCATATGCGGCCCCCTTATTGGCTGCAATCCGTTCCGCCGCCCAAGGCATACAAGGCGCGTTTCAGGTGCTTATTCCATGTTTCGTAGTACGTGTAGCCGCGGTACTTCGTAACCCCTTCGGACTCGCGCATGTCAATCACTACCGCCGCGCTCGGCTGACTCCACCCAGGCATGGACATCATAAAAACCGCGCTGCGAGAGTCCGCTGGGTCAACATCAAGGCGGCCGAGCGGCCGACATGTCGTCTCATACTTGTACATGGACTGAGCAACACCCTTCATATCCGATGGAATTTCACCGGACAGCCGCAAATGCTTTTCGTTGCGTATATCATCGGCGCTGATGTTTTTCACCGCCGCGCATCCCGACAGGGCCGCTACAGCGACGGCCACAATAATCCATTTCATAGCATCCCCTCCATATTTATGTAAGGAAATGCTATCATACGTTCTAGTAGCAGCCCGGCGCCGTGAGGGGATCAAAGCGCACCGCCACCGCGTTTTGGCCTAGTGTGTTTTGAAACCCTAACCCGCCCGACACCTCAAGGGTGTCAATTGAAATGCCAGCCAGATCAAGCGTCATGTCAAATTCTTTGACGCTCGGCGACGAGCGCAATACCGCCATCACCCGGCACCGGGCGCCCTTGCCGCCATTGCTCTGCTCGACCCAAACAGTCAGATCCCGGCCAACGTTATCAACAGCGAGGCGTGCTTGCGGCGTCTGCCTGTCCACATCATCCGGACGGGTTAGGCGGAAGCGCGTTGCGGTATAGACATTGCCATCAACGATAATGTCCAGCCGGTCGTTTACGAAACGCGCAGGTATGGCTAGATCAGGGTGCGTTATCTCAATTAATTCTAACGGCGATTCCGTGGCCGCCGTCGAGAGCATGGCCCGTTGGCCCGCCGCAGAATAGGTCATTGCAGCGCCTCCAATTGCGCTTGCCCGATCCACAGGGCGCCGGGGCTAGACCATTTGACCTTGCCGCCAACTATCCGCGCTTGCTTCACCACACCATCCAGCCGAATATCGAACCAGCCCGCGCCACCGTTGATGTCCGTTTTCACCCACTCGTCAAACAGCAGCTTATCGGCCCGGCTGCTCACCTTGATATTCACATCAATCGTGACAATGCCCTTACTCCATCGTGGCCGCTGCTTGGCAATGCCGCCGTCCATTTCGGTGCGCAGGACACCGTAGTCTGCTTGCTCGGAGTAGCCGGCAAGCAGAATCTTCGCGTATGCGGGGAATGTCGCCATTAGATCGCCCCTCGTATGCCGCGAATCATCGGGCCGTTTCTTTGGTAGTCGTTGAGCGTGAACTGGACGAGGTAGTTGCCCAGCGCGTCCATGCTGAACTTGGGCTGGCTTGCACTCACTGGCTGGCCTGAAGCGTTTGTGACGTTGATCGATATATCCGGGGCGCCAGCGGCACCAATCCCGCCGCCCACGAGCCCGCCATTCGCGTACCCCTTGTTGATACGGTCCAGCATGCCAATGCCCATGCGCCGGGTTGCCGCCTGATTCAAGACGTACTCGCCCTTGTGAACGATGCCGGCCGGCTCGTACTTGCCGCCTGGGCCGGTGTAGCCGCCAGAGTCGAATGTGCGCGTAAAGTCGCCCACCGACCCCATTCCAGCATTCAGATCGAAAGATGGCGACACAGAATCAATTGGCGCCGTGCCGGGCCAGATACTACCGATGAGATTGCCAATAATGCCGCCCACCTGCCCGTTCTTGTCGTAGTTGCCGAATAGCGCCCCGGCAAGGTTCGCCGCAGCAGCGTCAGCAGCCATCCGCATGATCGTCTCGCCAAACTTGGCGCCGATATCGTCAAAGTTCCCGCTCAGAATGTCGTACAGGCCATCGCCCAGGCTGTTCTGAATGCTTCGGGCGGCCTCTAAGGCAAATTCGCCTGTTTTATCGAAGGTCTTTTCGGCCTTCAACTCGTATTCTTCAAGCCATTCGGGAAGCTCGCCAATCCTAACCAAATATTGGTCCAGGTCATCGGCGATGAAAGTCCGCTCAGGCTTCTTCGCCTTTCCTTTCTTGCCGCCTCCGCCGCCCGCTGCCGGCCTGACGACATTGGCGCCAAGCATAGGCACGCCATCGGGGAACATGCCGCCGAAGTCTTGATTGATCTGCGTGGCGAGGATTTCGAGCCGCGCCTTGCGGTAGGCAATGCCCTGATCAAATATCCAGCGGTTAACACCTTCCGCTCGGGCGGCCGCATCTTCCATCTGCTTGATTTCTTCGCGCAGTTTGGCCGATTCCGCGAATGGGTCTTTCGAGCCCATCACGGCGCCTTCAGCCGTAGCCAAGCCACCTATGAAGAAGTTGCGCGATGCCGCCGAAGCCCTGGCGAAGTCAGTCACGAGGCCGATGAGATGGCCGCTGAAAGTAGCGAATGCTGCCTTCGTTTCCTCTGACGCCAGCGTGTCCGTGAAGTCGTTGATAGCCTGCGTTGCGGCAGTCATGCTGCCATCTTCACCGGTCATCAGGTCATTGAGGACGTTCTTCAGGCCGGTAAGCGACCCGCCGAACGTGTTTCGAGCAGCCTTGGCCGCGCCGCCGTAGGATTCTTCCAGTGCCTTGAGAATGATGCCTTGCGCCTCGGCTGTCTTGCCAGTTTCCTCTAGCCGCTCCGCCAGCTTTTTCTGGTCATCAGTGAACCGGAAGCCTTGCTTGGAAAGCGACGTAAGACCTTGCGACGGCACGTCAAGCGCCCGGCCAATCGTTTCAGCGGCCTGCACAACAGACATGCCGGTACGGGTCGCCATGTCGATGGCTGATTTCAGCGCCCGAGGAAATTGGTCGCCAGCAATGCCGGTAAAGGCTAGGAGCGTTGTCTGCGCCTGGTTAATTTCGCCGGCTGACACCGTAGACATGAGCGACATGGCATCAGCCATATCGTTGAGCTTTTGGCGCGAGAATCCAGCCGCTTCGCCCGTAGACTTCAAGACCGCGACCAGTTGCGCCTGCTCTTGCTCGGCCTGGATCGTTTCGCGGATGAATGTCGTAAGGACTACCGCGCCGATAGCGACAGACAGCCCAGCGATAGCTGCGGACGCCATCTTGGCATCACGCGCTACCTTATCCATAGCCTGCTTGGACTGGTATTCGGCCTTAGTCATCCCCCGGGTGAATTCGGCGGAATCCAGCCCTAAGATGACATTTAAGCGCCCGAGTGAGCCACCGGCCATAACCATTCATCCATAAAAAAGGCCCACCGAAGTGAGCCTGGAAAACATATCGCGGAAAGCCGCTTATTCGTCGTGTCGTTGGGTCTTGTTATCAGGAAGCCCGACCGTCGCCAATAAAGCCATCGGGCCGAAGGCGAGGCCCCACAGGAACCAGCAGAAGCCACAGCGGCCCTTTTCTGCCGCTACGTGGCCGGCAAAGAAGCCGCACATAACCCATGCTGCTAGCGCCCACATTGAGACGAAGCTGCCAAACATGTACATCAGCGTGCCCATGACGATTCCTTAAGAAATGTTTCAGGAATTATAGGCACGCTAGATTTCGATTGCTCCGGCGAACAGCTCGCCGAACGCTTCCTCGTCTGCAATCTCGCTTTCAAACCAGAATGGCATGAGGTCTTGCAGCTTCCCGCCAACCATCGATTGAGCCACCCGCGCCGCGTTGTAGTCGCCACGCCACTGGCCGAAAGGTTGCTCTGCGTAATACTGCTGGTAGAGCCGGAAGTCAGACTCCGGCATCTCCCGCAGTTCCGCCAGGGTCTTGCCTAACGCCAGCGACAGCTCCAACATGAAGCGCCGCTGGCTCGTTAGTTTTTTGAGGTGAAGGCCTGCGTGATTTTGTTGACGATGCTGCGCATGCCCTGCGCCTTGATGATGTCAAGGTCTTCCTGAGAATCGGGATTGAACACACGTTCGGCCCCGTCCTCGGTATAGATCGACAGGGCCAGATTCTTGGCGCGAGCGTTTGGCGTGTCCTCGTTATCGACCATATCCAGATCAGCAAGCGAAAGCTCGCGAATCATGATCTTGCCGATACCGTCCAGTTCGATGACGGCTGACTGACGGCTGTTCTTGGCGAACGCCTCGCGCAGTTGTTTTGCAGACATTAGGCCCCCTTACGCTGCCGCAACGCGGTAGTAGTCGCCGGACAATTGAATGGTGACGCCCGAGGTGTAGTTGCCGTTCACTGCGCCGTCCATGTTCATGCCGGTTTGCACCGAGCCGTAATACAGCATCGTGCCTTGGTTACGCGGCAGGACGAGCTTGGACCAGAATTTTTCGGTCGAAAGCTCATGCTCGAGCAACCGCTCTTGCACGGCCTGAGCCGGCGCAAAATTGAAGCCGATTTGCAGCGTGCCCGAGTCGGCAAGGCCCGCCTCGTACTCTTTGCGCGTCGAGCAGATGGTCGTCACTTCGTTCTGATCGACCGTGCCGCCCGTCTTGCTGATGCTCGTGACTTCGCAGAAGTTGCTTGTGAATTCGTGCGCGGCTGCGGTTGCGCCCACATAGGACGCAGGAACGTCATAACCGGACCAGTCCGCGCCCGCGAGCGTGACAGTGCTGGTCGCAACGTCTTTGACCACATACGTGCCGTCGAAGTCGCCCAGGCCCGCAATCGTCACCACATCGCCCTTAACGAGCGTCGTGCTGGTGATGGTGGCCGTGCCGGGGTTTGTTGCGGTAACGGCGGTGATGGATTCCGTAGTAGTGGAAATGCCCGACTGAATGTAAAGCTTCGAGCCCTTGAACGGGGTTACTTTGCCTTGTGCCATTTTGATAGCTCCAAATTAAAAAAACCCGCTCACGGCGGGTTGGTAGGTGTTGGGCAAAGCCCGGTTATTCAGCTTTGATGCTGTACTCGATAATGCGTTTGTGCATTTTTATGTCGTGGTCGTAGTCCGGCATATCGTTGATGCGCTCGGCAAACGGGAATGCCGCCTCTATGGCATCGAACACCGGCTTTCGCATTGCACTGACGAAGGTATAGTTAGACGCATAGACATCTATTTGCACTCTATAGCTGTCCATGTCTGAACTGCCGCACGACGTGTTATCCGGAGTCACAATTTGGGTAGGGATGCATATAGCTCGCCATACAAGCCGCTGCTCGTCAGTGGCAGGAAGCTTGTCTGACGGGACAAACCCAAAATACACGCGGTCCGTAATTAGAGGCTTCAGCGCGGCAGCAAGATCAGTCTCTATGCTCATTTCGCCTTCCCTATGGTTGCGCCGATCTTTGCCGCCTCAGCGTCTAGGCGCTTGGCTAGCTGCTCTTTGATTCTGTTGGCCGCTTCTTCCTTCTTCGCCTCAAATGCGGGGCGAAGGAAGGGCTTAGCGGGCATCTTGGCGGTGCCGAATTCCAGGAATCGCCAGTGGAAAGCCGAAACCTCGGTCTTGCCCTTCACTCGCACGCCGACAGCAGTTTCCTGCAGGCCCGGTTGAGTGGGCTTCAGGTTCGCGGTGCGAATGTTCTTCTTCACCGTGCCCTTGTCCACCGGCACACGGGACTTGGCCTCGTTCGCGATGACGCGGGCGCCGGCAGCCGTGGCAGATCGGGCGATGCGCTTCTGTACGCGGCTATCGAGTTCCTTCAGGGCCGCGCCTAGTTCGCGCAGGCCGGTCATCTGGACGGTCGCCCTCATCCCTGGTTCGCCCCTTGCTGTGCCACCAAATCGGTGTAAACACGCCCGGATGCGTCAGGCAGGACAGCCCGAATGTCATATATGACTGCGCCGTGCTTCACGCGCATGCCGGCCGTAATGTCCGTGCGGTAGCGAATGCGGATGCTTGCTTGGATGACAGATACGTCCATATCCGACTTGACCGTTTCCAGGCCGGAACGATGCTGAATATCGGCCCATACGGTCGCGAAGTTCTCCCAATCGGCGGGGATAGGCTCACCCAATTCATCCTCGCTCGGGCCTTTCTTCTGGATAACAACCCTGCGGTTTAGTTTGCCGGCTTGCATTACAGCCCCGGCATGATGCGGTAAGGTTGCAGGAGGTTGCGAGCGCCTAGCTTCAACTCAGAGACAATCGTCCCCGTCACGTTGTCCTCTCGGTTGGCGTAGAGGTGCCCCAGCACCAGCAGCATGGCGTAGCGTATGTCGTCAAGAATCACCATAGCGTTAGCGCTCGCTTCTTCGGCAGCAATGGCCGCGTCCAGCGCCTCTTGCGAGACGTACACGCCACGATTCAGGTAGGTCACGCAATACCGCTCAGCCGCATTCAGGGCCGCCGCGATCAGAGTGTCTTCGTCGGAGCCATCAACGCGAAGATGCGCTTTCGCTTCCTCTAGCGTGATAAAGCTCATTTTGTCTTTGCCTTTGGTTTGGCTTCTTTGGGCTCTTCGACTGCGCCCAGGCTCTTTGCCGCATCGAGCAATTCTGGCGGGCACTCGTCACCGACAGCGTATTGAACCGGGTATATCTCACCATCCGGCACGCCGCGAAAGGGTTTGGAAAATTTCATGTCTTCCCCAAATGAACAGGGGCCAGCCGAAGCCAGCCCCTTGAGTTACTGCTTAGGCTGATGCAGCAACGGTTATCGCCTTCATCGCCTCGGGGTTCAAGACGCCGCCACCGACACGTTTGGTCGTGTAGAAGTGGACGTAAGGCTTGTTGCTGTACGGATCGCGCAAGACGCGCACACCGGCACGGTCAACGATCAGATAACCGCGTTTGAAGTCGCCAAACACGATTGCCTTTGCGCCAGCCGCGATGTCGGGCATGCCGGCCATCTCTGTGAGAGGGTATCCGGCGAGACTTGCGGGCTGGCCTGCCTGGTAGGAAGGCTGCCACAAGTAATTGCCCGCCCCATCAACGAGCTTGCGAACGGCGGCAATGGTGTTACGGTTCATGATGAACCGAGCGCCACTAGTGAACTCCGTTGGCAAGGCGTAGATCAGATCGATGATGCCGCCCGAAGTCAAAGCCGCAGCAGCGCCACTGTTGACAGTCGTGATGGCGCCAAACGGATGAGCCGCAGCCTTGGCCCCGCCAGTGATGTAGGTGAGCAGGCCCGAAGGCTTGTTCGTGCCATCGCCCGACAGGAACGCAACGCCTTCCTGATACGAGAACTCGGTTTGCACTTCGCCAGCCAGCCACGATTCCAGATTGATCTCCGAGTCGTCCAGAATCTGCTGGGTAGCAGCCGGATTCGCGTAAATCTCGCCAGTTGCGTAGGTCAGGCTGCCGAACTCGGCAGTGTTGGTTTGCGGGCGTGCCGCTGCTTCGCCAACCCAGCCGGAGGCTGTGCCGCGCAGGTTGAACAGCTTGGTGAAGCCGTTGCCGCTGATGGTTTGCACCGTGGCGATGGCCCGCATGGGCGACACTTCGATCAGCTTATCGGTGATCGTGCGGTCCCACTCGGTAGGGGCAAGATACCCACCCTCGTCAGCCGCGCCTTTGTTAAGGGCCGCTTGGACTTCGCCGCGCTTCATGTGCGCCTTGAAGGAGTCGGTGTATTCCTTGTCCTTCACTTGGCTCACGCCGTTCATCTGCGCCGCTGCGATCTTGGTGTTCACCTCGTCGATTGCGGCCTGGAACTTGGACACATCGGCGTCGATCTTTTCGATCTTGGCCTGATGGTCGCTAGTGGGCAGGCCGGCTTTGATCGCGGCGATCTCCTTGTCGTTGGCTTCCTTGAAGGCGTGAAAAGCAGTCTGCACACCTTCGATAAGGGCTTTTACATCGGTTTCTGCGCGTACCGAAACGATGCCGCGCTGGATTTGCTTAGCCATGAGTGGCTCCTTTGAAGTCTGAAATTAGGGATTGCAGCGATGCTGCGATGTCAGTACCAGCGCACGGCGTGGCATCATCTCCGGCAGCGCCCGGCTTGCCGTTGAATAGGTTTTTGAATACGTCCCGGCGCATCGAGCGGGAATGCCCGGCCTTTGCCATAGACGCTTCAACTAGAGCCAGATACTTCTTCTGGCCTTGTGCTTTTGTGTCGTGTTCGATCTCGCCACCATCAATGAGGCCGTCAGCAAAGCCGTCCTCGATAGCCTGATTCGCGCCGATCCATGTCTCTTTGTCCATGAGCGCCGCAGCCTCCGCCGCAGTCATGCCGGAGCGGGCCGCGTACACATCAGCCATTGCCGCATCGAACGGGGCAAGCTGTTCGGAAGCCGCCGCCATGTCGTGACGGTTGCCGATGGCGACCGCCCAGGCGTTATGAATCATGAGGAACGCGCCGTCACCCATCAGGATTTCGTCGCCAGCCATCGCAATGACGGACGCCGCAGACGCAGCGAGCCCCATGACCTTGACCGTTACCTTGTGCGGGTGGGCGCGTAGCAGGTTGTAGATCGCCACACCCTCGAAGAAGTCACCGCCCGGGGAGTTGACGTTTACCGTCACGTCGCGAGCGCCGATGGACCGCAGGGCCGCCGATATGCGCTTGGCCGTGACGCCCTCGCCATCCCACGAAAAGCCGATGGTGTCGTAGATCGAAATGGACGCATCGCCTTCGACAGCGGCCTTGATTTCGGGCTCCCAGCGCTCCATCGCATCAGGGCGAGCGTCGAAATTCACCTTGCTGATGGCGTGTGACGCCTTGATTTCAGGAAGTTGTAGCAGGCTCATTAGCTTGTCCTTGCGTGTTTGATGGGGCTTGCAGCTTGTCCGCTGCCGGGTCAGTGGATCGCGGCATGTCTTGGAGCTCGCGCACCTCGTTAGGAGCCATCCAGGGGGAATGCCCACCGGACCCGAGCGCCTTGGTAAAGAAGTTGGCCTGATCGTTAAGCGTTCCGCGCATCAGCGCCCGCTCGTTGAATTTGGCGAAGTATTTTTGTCGGCCCGGCTCGTCCAGAAGCGTTCGCTCAATGGCCTGCTCCCACACCGTGAACCAGTGCTGCAAGCCGTACTGAATGAAGAAAATGCCCAACTGTTCGATGCCCGAGCCCCAGCTTGTGTCATCCATCATCAGGAGGGGCCGGGGAACGCCAAAGGCCCGGGCGACTTCCTCAATCTGATGGTTGCGGCTTTCAAGGTGCTGTGCGTCGATTGCGGTGCTTGTGACGTTTTCAGTCTTTAGCCCTTCCTCGAGCACCATCCACTTCTGCGCATTGTTCGCGCCCGTATGGGCTTCCATCGATTCGACCAGGCGCTTGTATGCTTGATCGCTGAGCGCATTAGGCGAGGACAGCGCCCCGCCTACCATCATTCCGTTCTTGAATAGCCTTGCCGCTGCGCGCTCTGCTTGGAGCGATATATCTATCGCTTCTTTGGCAAGCTGGACACGCGACAGACCAATAACGCCATCAGCCGACAAGTCGCGCAGGTGAAGCACTTCCTCGCCTTTAAGTTCGACAGCGCCACCGCCGCCCGGCTTGGTGTACTTGTACGTCAGGCTCCAATCGGGGTTTTGGGACACCTCTACCGCATCGGGGGCCATCGGTATTAGGCCGATCACGCGCCCCATCGAACGGATTACCCGAGCGTAAGCGTTGCCGTACAGCAGCACGTTTAGCTGCATCAGGCTCTTGAACTCGTAGCAAGTCTGCCAACTGTTTGGCGTGGACTTCAGAATGGCGTACAGCGGATGATCGATTGCATGGCGCTTCTCGTCGCCACGCTCGATAAGGTTGAGCGGAAGCATGCCGATGGATTCGGAAATCAGCGTCGTACAGCGCAGGATCGCCATGTTCTCGAGCGACTTAGCCCCAGTGACGCTCGCGCCTGTGCCAGAGTCAGATCCGCGCAGGTAGCTCGATAGCGTGGGGTCGTCCAGGCCGGTAAACTCGGCCCCACCAGCCGCGAGCGGGCGCGACTGTGCCTCCGGCTCAGGTTTACGCCGGAAAATGCTCAGTATGCCCATTGATTAAATCACCCTAATGCCGCGTGTTTCGTAGACGGAGGGGCTTTCCTGACCTAGCATCGCCCGCCCAATTGTCATAATCAGCGCCACGGCGCCGTCTATCTTGTTATCGTTGCCCTGCTTGATGGGCCGAACCACATCATCATTTCCGGGCAAATACTTTCCGATTACGTTGCCGATACACCAAGTCATGATCGGGTTTCCGTCATGATGGAAGCGCCCCGACTGGATAGCGGCCTCTAGCTCCTTCATTGGGTCCGACATATTCGTGTAGTTCTGGACTATCGTGACAGGCGTCAAACCTTCATCGTCCAATTGGTGAGACAGGTTTGTCGCGCCGTGCGGGTCGATAGGGCTTTGCAACACAGGAGCCTGCTTGTTGGCCTCGATGGCGCAAGCCAGTATTTCCCGGTAATCAATCTCAGCGCCGTCTGTCGGGTCCATGAGCTTGGCGTTTACCCATTTCTGGAATCGCTCTGCCATGCGCTGATTTTCGCTATCGAAAACCGTATCTTCAGGCACCCAAAACTTCGGCGCCACGCAGTAGTAGTGCCGCTTGCCTTCAATGTCCCGAAAGAACAGCCGGGCCATGCTATTCATGTCCAGCTTTCGCGCCAGATCGAAGCCCAGGTAACAAGACTGTCCGGCGAACTGCTCGATTGTTAGTGACTTATCCTCACACGCGGCCCACGCTTGCATGTTGAAGAAGGCCGATTTCGCCGTTACCCATACATTTAAGTGCTTGGTTTTGAACGTGTTGGTGAAGCGAGCATTGTTTATTGCTCGTTGCTGCTGGCTCACCAGGTACTCTTGGTACAC